ATGTAAATACATTAAAAATTCTAGAATTACTTAATTTTTACACTAAAATTTCAATATTACCATAAAAATTCTAGATTTTTACACTAAAAATTCTAGAAATCTAAAGAAAAAATAAATGTTTCAAGTGAAACATTTTAAAATAAAAAGGCTTGACATAAAATATCAAGCCTTAAATATATCAATTACAATTGCAATAATAAAGGGAGTAGCAACATCCACTATAATTCAGGCTGTATATTCCAACAGTGCTATCCTGACTTATACAATATTATCCACAATTGTTGATACCTTGTTAATAACTAATCATTGCTAATACAGCGCGTTTGCACTGTATGTCTTTAAATCTGAAACAACCCTTTTCGAAAAAGTATCTTAATTGCGATATAAATATATCATTTCTTTTGAGCATAACATAATTTATTTCATGGTCTTCAGTGCTAATTACTAGTTTATTTTTAAATGTAGAATCAACACTAGTATCACAATAAATTATACCATCAGAATAAAATTCTTTCAAGCTGTATTCTTTACCTTCAAATTTTATTGTGGCAATATATGTTGATACACCACGCATTTTTTCTATAAATGATTTAGTATCATTTAAGTAAACACCTTGACCAGCATATTCAATATATTTATCTCCGTCAAAAGCAGAGTTAAATCCACTAGATGATTGTGCTTTACTTGCTGCCTTTACAAATCCTTGTTCAAGTACAAATCCATTTCCTCGTAAAAATTTAGTATCAGATTTTAATCTTTCACTTATACCTAACTTTGTATAATATGGATTTATTATTGATACTGGATTCGAACACATAATAACTGGAACATATCGAACCATTTTAGATTGGCCACGCGCAACAGTTGTATGAAGTGAAATGAATTTTCTGATTTCATCAGTGCAATATTGATTCGTTTCAGATTGGAATTCATCAAAAAACATCCTAGAAGTATCACTAAATAAATGAGATACTTTTTTAAGCTGGTCAGCTGAATTTAATGCTACAGCATAACCACATGCTACATCATTCAAATACAATTCGTGATATATTCCCTTAGCACAGCTTTTTGATGTCATTATATAATCTTTAAAAAATAGTTCTCTAATATCTTTAAAAAACTTATCACTGATTGAATCTAATTCATATTTATATCTATAAATCAACATGAATTTTTCATTCTTTTTTAAAAATTTATTTACAAGGTATCTACTGAAATATGTGGTTTTTCCACCACTTCTATTACTAGTACAGATAAATATTTCAGGTGTATTACCATTTAAATCTTTAATTGATAAAAGTTTAGTTCCATCATAATATTTACTCATGTTATCATCTCCTTTAAAATTATTTATATTAATTATAATATAAATATATACAAAATACAATATATATGATATAATCTTAATATATATTATATTATGGAGGTGGTCAAATGAGTGTATCAGACATTAAAGCAAAGATTGATTCCATTGTCAATGGTATTAAGGCAGTTGAACCATATTGGAAACGCGCAGCTGCTTGGTTAAGTAGAAAGAACACATTAAAGCCTTTTATTCGTGAATTATATTTCTTTGGTGGTATCACTGAAGCGCAGAGAGATGAAATACTTGAATATATTGATTCAATCATTATCGGAGAATAGGAGGATTTTAAAATGGAAACTATAACAAATATTATGGAAATGGCGAGTATTTATGGGTTTCCAGCTATCGCGTGTTGTATTATGGGATGGTTCTTTAAGTATGTCTTTGATAAAAATCGTGAAGATGTCAATAATATCAATCAATCACATGCACAAGAAATGGAATCTGTAAAAGACGCATTAAATAACAATACACTTGTTATTCAGCGACTAGTTGACTTTTTGCAAAATAAGGAGGGTTTCAAAAATGATGAATAATCGTGTTAAACGAATGTATAAGTTTGTTAAAAGACAATGTAATAGACCTGATGTTGGTTATTCTCAGAAATATCGAGGAATGTATAAAGTCAATGGTATTACTCATTTTGATTGTTCATCTCTTATATGGTATGCGCTGAAAGAAGCTGGATTTGATTTATCAGGGTATGCATATCCATTTACTACTTACACAATGGATTCTGTACTTCGTAAACTAGGATTTGTTAAGTTAGATGCTGCCACAACAAAATGGAAAAAAGGTGATATTTTGTGGCGTCAAACACATACTGAAATGGTGTATAAAGGTCAAATTACTATGGGCGCACATTCCAGCACTTACCCACTTGAAAAGCAAGTTTCTATCAATGATTTTGTTAGTGATAAATCAAGTTGGGGTTATATTTATCGTTTCAAATAAATGTTTCAAGTGAAACATTTTATATAAAAATTTTATAAGGAGGTTTTTAAAAATGGCTGTTGTAACAAAAGATGAACTTTTAAATTCAATTAATGATATTGTCGGTGAAGATTCATCTGACAAGGTTATTTCACTAATTGAAAATGTAACAGATACAATTGATTCACTTACTGAAGCTGCTGCCGATTCTACAGATTGGAAACAGAAATTCGAAGATAATGACAATCAATGGCGCGCTAAGTATAAAGCTAGATTCTTTGATACTGGTGATGATGAATCAGTTGAAGAAGTTGAAGAAGTTGTTGAAGATGATGAGGTTGAAGAAAAAACAACCTACGAAGAATTATTTGAAGAGGAGGACTAAAAAATGGCTAAGAAGATTAGTGTATCAAATCTTAATGCAACTACAATTGAGATTTTGAATGTTATTAGACAAAATGCAAGTGCTGAATATCAGTCACTTGTCCCTGAAGTTACTGTTGAAAAGGATATTCCTAAAGTTGGTGAGGTACTCTTAGGATATCCAGCACTAGCAAATCAGTTTTTGAGTGCTTTAATTAATCGTATTGCAGCAGTGCGCGTTAAGTCAGCTACTTTTAACAATGCTTATGCTGCACTTAAAAAAGGATATCTTGAATTTGGTGAAACTGTCGAAGAAGTATTTGTAAATATTTGTAAAGCAAGGGAATTTTCTGTTGAAAAGGCTGCCGATAGAGAACTTAGAAGGTCAATGCCTGATGTTAAGGCAGCTTTTCATTCTATGAATTATCGTGTTCAGTACCCTCTTACAATTCAGGATGAAGATTTGCGTATGGCATTTTTATCGGCTGATGGTGTTACTGATATGATTGCTAAAATCGTTGATTCTATGTATACAGCGAATGAATATGATGAGTATTTACTTTTTAAATACCTTATTATTAAAGCTGTATCTCATGGTAAAATGTACCCAGTATCAATTGGAAATGGTACAATGAAAGACGCAGCTATTCAGTTTAGAGGTACTTCAAATGCATTGACATTTATGAATACTAAGTTTAATGTGTCAGGTGTTCACACTAATACAGCGAAGGAAAATCAGAATATCTTCATGGATTCATATTACAATGCACAGTTTGATGTTGAAGTTCTTGCTAGTGCCTTCAATATGGATAAAGCTGATTTCATGGGTAAACTCAGACTTATTGATGATTTTACAACATTTGATAATGATAGATTTTCAGTTATTCGCGCTGGTTCTGACCAAATTGAAGAAGTTACTGACGAAGAACTCGCACTTATGGCAAATGTTAAGGCTGTCCTTGTTGATGATGAGTGGTTTCAGGTTTATGATAATCAGCTTAAATTTACTGAAACATATGTTGCAAGTGGTGAATACTGGAATTATTTTCTTAATGTATGGAAAACAGTATCATCTTCACCATTTTCAAATGCAATTTGCTTCGTGACAAATGACGCAAGTACAACATTACCAGCTACAATTACAGCTGAAATTACATCAAAATCTACTGGTGATGAGGGAACTACTCTTACAGTTGAAATTGATGAATCTGAGCCTTCACTTGTTGGAACAGTCGCTGAATTTGTTCAGACTGAAGCAGCAACAAGAGCTGGTATTGCAATCCATAAGTATGGTGCGATTATATTCCCAGCTGGTCAGACTGAAGTTACACTTTCAATTGATGTTGATGGAACTATTTACACAGCAGCAGCAGCAACAACAACATCAGGTAAAGTTGGAGATACAATTACATTTAATAAGCAGTAATAATTTGTTATCCTTTAAATTATTTAATTATAAAGTGTGGTTTGTTAAAATAACAAGCCACACAATTTTTTAAAATGGAGGTGTTAAACATGGAAAGAACACCACAATCTTATATATATTTATATGAAAATGTCCCTTTAAGTAATGATTATCAACACTCATTATATATTCCTGATGGTTCAACCTTACATTCGATTTTAGTTAATTCAGGAAGAAATATTTATACTGGTGCAAACTATTCTTTTATTCGTGAAGGTGTGGTTAGAATTTATGTTAAAAATAATTCACAACTTACTAATGTTGAACGATTAAAAAATTGTAATTATATGAGTTACACCAACGGAATTACTGGTTTTGTGCATTATTGCTTTATTTTTTCAGCAAGTTATATTAATGAGGGTTGCTTAGAACTAACATTTGAAGATGATTATATTCAGACATATGTATTTCACAATAAGGATTTAACAGATTTTAGACTGTTACCTTCATATATTTTAAGAAATCATACGCGTGATGATAATATTGGTGATAATATTATGCCTGAGCCAGTCGAACTTGGGGAATATCGGATAAATAAAGAAATTGCTAGTAAAGATTTAAATGATTGGGGTTATGTTTTAACAGCAACACAAAATGCTGATACAACTGTTAAAATTTTACCTTCGTTAAAAAACAATGTGCTAACAACATTAAGAATTGCAAGTGGTTCAAATCTTGAAGATTTTTCATATATCTTTGATGAGTATGATGGTATTCGTGAAGCAATAGTATCAATTTATATGTGTCCAAACTGGATTTTGGATAATGAAACAGATGTTTCATGTGCCTATGAAAATATAACTGTAACACCTGATTATACATCAATTGATGGATATACACCTAGAAATAATAAGTTATACACTTATCCATATTATTT